CACAAGACGATTGGAGTTCATCTCCAATACGTTAAGCATTGTATTTGGGGTAGTACCATCACGACTAAACGTGTTCTCAAAGCCCTCCTCGATCAAGTCAAGGTTAGCATTCAAAGCAGTTAGAAACGCTGTTTGAGACTCGAGGTTACTAAGAGGGGCAAGAACAACCTTAGCCATGTGGGGATTTATCCGTTTTCAAATCTAATTTGTGTTCGATGCGAATAAGTGAACCTTCAATTCGCGCCGTAAAATCTTTGAAGTCGTCTTTGCGCACATAGGTCTCTGGGAGCTTGTCGTGCTTTTCAGCAAGGTGTTCTTGCTTTTGATGGAGGTCTCGGACCTCTTGGTGGACCATTCTAAGTATCCAGCCCATGCAGGCGGAAACAAGTCCGAGTAAAATATTAAAACCGTACTGCCAATCTAACATAAACTTTACACCGATGTGTCAATAATGAGGAACACTTCGGCACGTTGAGTAGCACTAGAACCACCATCAGATCGGACTTCAATAGCCTGACCTGCGGTAACTGTATTAAGCGCTGTTGGTGTCGAATTGAATGTGGAACCTGCCACTGAACCCGCTTGGACTACAGTAACAGCCGAGTTAGTTACAGCGACACCCCCAATATAAGCAGTGAGGATATCATTAGCAGTAGACGTAGAACCATATAGGACTACGTAGATCTTGATGATTCGTCCAGCAAAAGGAGAAACAGCCCATGCAGATGAGACCGTACTAATATCTGTGATGCTGGCGCTAAGGATAACGCGATTAGCGTTTAGAAGATTCTTTAGTGGGCTTTGCCACGCACCCGAACCTGTGCCGTTAGAGGTGTACACTGTGTCAAGTGCAGCAGCCTCAGCGCCCTTTGGTTCGTGCAGTTGAGAGCCAGTAAGGTTGCGGTGTTCAACGGCCATCTATACTCTTCCGATAAAAGGGACCCCGAGGATTTACCCCCACACTTAGCGTGCGACGGTTTTGCGCCCCGGGGTCTTTTAGTTTAGTTATTATGCGTCAGCGAGTGGGAGGATGTACTCGATGATGCAACGAACCGTACCAACAGTGAACGTGCCAGTCGTGGCCACACCGATGTAGGCATCAGCGGTACCAACACCACCCGTACCCGCGGTAGTAGCTACAAGAGCGCCGTTCCCGTAGACGCGCTTACCGATAGCGTTGATGTTAGCCACCACACCTTCAGTAGCCGTCACAAGGCCCGTAGCTACGATAGCAGCACCAGCTTGGGTGTAGGTACCGATGGTAAACGAAGTACCGCCAGCGCCCGCATCCTTGGCAACAAGAGTGCAACGAAGGACCGAAGAGTTGGCAGGCAGATAGGCGTCACCGAGGTTGAAGCCGTCTACCGTACCGTCGTTGTTGAGATCGGTTGTATAGGAGACAGTACCAGTTGGAATACGAGTCAGGTCAATATCGATTTCCATTTGTTCGATACCGCCGTAGGTCGAGAGACCTTGGACCTTGTTGACTGCGTAGTTACCCAAACGGTAGTAGCCGGGGAATTTAACGGTAAGACCGTCAGCATTTTGCCATTGAGACATTCAGAGATACTCCTATTAGGAAACAGCAGCAGGGTTGCTGAGGATGGTAACGAAGTTCTCTGGACGGTAGATTTTAGTACCGTATCGGGCGGTCGTTACATACTCGTCACGCTGGAAGTCCTTGTTGAACTCGCCATCAACGGTAGGAGGTTGACGCCAAGCACCAACGAAAGGCTTCATATCCGGGGCTGCCGAAAAGAACAGGTTACACACAGAGTTAGCGCCAGAAGCAACCGAAGAGATGGTCTCTGAAGTACCAGTCGAGTTTGCACCACAAAGTGGTAGATAGTTCGAAGTGTATACGTCGAAACCAAAGATGTTCTTAACAAACCGCATACCAGAGCCAATACCATTGGCCAGAATGCCTTCCCACATTGGGTTGTTCTGCACGTTGGTGATATTACCAAGCGTGTTCATCACGTACTCGACGTGAGGGTCAACAATTGCAATGAGGTTGGTCTGCGGCACGTTCGCCTTCTTAAGCGCGTAGAGGGCTCGGGCAAAGTCCTGAGGGCCGATGACTTGGTTAGAGTTGAGGGTCGTGGAACCGACCATACGGTGAGCGGCACCGTTGATCAAGTTCGTACCAGCAGCTACTTGGTAGCCAGCTGGGTTACCCGTGCGAGGCTGGCCTTCTTTCAAGATGTCTACTTCGAGACGCTCTTTAATAGCACGTGCTTGCTTAGGGATAAAGGAAGCGATAAGGCGGTCTGCATAGAACGAGTCTTGAGCAGCCTTACGGGTGATGTAGGTACCGGATTGCAGGTACTGGTTGATCGTGAAGTTGAACTCACCAGTGTCGAGCGCGTTGTACGATACGGCTTGGTCTTCTACGTAATCAATAGCGTCCAACTGACCGACCGAAGGGATCGTCAATTGGTTGCCGTCAGGAAAGTCTGTCATCCAGTCGATGATGCCATCTGCCATTAGATCGGCGTAGAGGACATCCTTTAGCATGGTAGACCAAAGCTCTGAACGAATCAGGGCATCGGTGTTAGCGGTTGTGTTACCACCAGACATGTGTTACTCCATTAACTATAAAATGCGCTGCCTAGTTTCTTAGCAGCTTGGAACATTTGGTTTTGGGTTTTAGGAGAGTGATAAAGGGTTGGATTGGTCTGGCGGAGTTGCTCGAACCATTTGTAAGTCCCTTCTCGGACTCCCGATGTAGTATTGCTAAAGGCGGCAGTGTTCACATCAGAGGTGATGCCTTGTGCGCCCTTAGGAGAGGTGTCTAAACCAAATTGAGCATAGAAAGCTTTGGGAGATTTAGCGGCAACCTCAGAGAGAAAATCTGTGGAGACGCCCATTTCTTCTGCTTTTTGTTTCAACACTTCAGCTGCTTTCTGTTCGTTCCCGTATGTCCGAATAAGAACTTCCTTAACTTCGGCAACATTACGAGTCGAGACTTTTTCAGCTTCTGCTCGGCTTAGTTCTTCTCTAATACGTGCGGCCAGATCGACAGAATCATTTGTCTTTTCCGGGGCCTTATCGGGAGGAGTGGTTACCTCATTTGGCTTAACCGTTGGCGGCGTATTTGCTTGTAAGCGACGATAAATCTCTAGCTCGGTCTGCATCTTGAGAATATCTTCAGCTTTTTGCTGAGCTTCCTGTTTCAGCTGTTCGATGAAAGAGTCAGCTTCCAGTTTACCTTTTGCAAGGTCCTCAGTTGTCTGAAACTTCTTTCCTTCCCCCACTAGGGTCTCGAGGGGGTTTGCTGTTTGTTGTTCGTTAAACATTTCTATCCGTTTTCTGGTCTAAGGATAGCAAGTCTATGGCGAATTGGAGTCCACGTATGAAGCCCAGCCGGTCAGCTTGCTTGTGGGACCAAGAGGGCGACTCGTAGTCAACTTGCTTGACGGAGTTTTCATCTTGTACCTTATTATACAATATTTCTATGGCTTTGTCAAGTACTATTTTAGCACCAAGTACAGTTTGCTTAAACTGGTCCTGCCTGTCCTTCGGGAGGGACTGGTACCAAACTGTTTTCATTGACTGTACTCTCTTCTGTCAGTTGTTGTTGAGCCGCTTGAACTTGTTGCTGGGTTTCGGTCTGTTCAGCGATGCGAATGTTATCTTGGACTAGTTCATATCTGTCCAGTCCGAGTAGTTCTTCAAATACGAGTCGAGCAATCTTCTTCCCGCTAACGTGTGCCATAATTGCGGGGTCCTGACCCAAGGGCGAGTTAGCGAATGAGGTAAGGTTTTGGATGATCGTTGCGTTTCGGGCGAAGTGCCGAGCTGCAACCGGACGTATCTTGCCACGGGCTGTAATATCCTCCTTAGTCACTTTCATGAAAGAAGCTACACCATAGTCGTCATCGAAGACACGAATTAGATCAGAGGGGCCCATGTTACGACGGGCAACCTCTAGCATCGAGTTCAGGATTGGTTCGACAAACATACGTTCGAAGTAGGAGGTCTTGTTAACGAAGACCCGGTTAGCCCCGTTTTCAAGAATCTGCACTTCGTAAGCCGTCTTTTCACCCGGTGTGCGGAAACCCATAGCTTGCTTAGGAGCGCCAGCCATTTCTTCCATCTTAGCTTCGTACATCTGAATCTGAGTGTCAGCATTGAGCATGGTGACATCAGGACGCATAAACTCTACGTCACCCTCTTCAGAGACAAAGATACGAGCCCCGGGTTCATAGTCGAAGTCTTCTACGTATCCGCGGATTTTAATCACTGGGTGAACAATTAGGTCAAACCCATCAGCTTTGGCGTTCTCAAGATGGTCGATACGATATTGCATACCAACAAGGTTCTCAAGAGGACCCATAGCGTACAAGTTATCCGGGCGTAAACGCCAACCAGCGTGGTAGATCCCAGAATCAGCTAGCCAAGTAGGGTTAGGTCCATCATAAGCAATAAATGACCTATCGATAATGACGATGTACTGATTTTGCTTTAGCTTGTTGGTTTCGTGGTCCCAGATGTCCCCAAAGTACTCGAGAACCTCCACGTAATCAGACTGAAAATACTCGAGGAATGAGCCAAAGCCATCCATCTGGTAGGCATCGTTCTTGGCTACATCTCCGCGGCCCAAACCTTGGAACTGTTGACGGGCCGTAAACGACCGATCAAAAGCCTTATCAAGGAAGGTCATGTCAGGTCGGGTCTCGACCATTGACTTAAGGGTACCCATAGTCTTTAGGCTGCGGATAATCTTAGGGGTCGAAGCAAAGTCAGGGGAAGTAGGATCAAACGAAATGTCAAGAGGAGATACGCGACGGAACTTAGGACCAATAAAGCCCGGAATGTTCTCACCAGTTAGTGGGTCTGTAGTCTTCTCAGCTACGAACTCTACTCGGCCAAAGCAGTTACCAAAGTCGATAAAGTCGAGAACAGACTTAGACATCTCGGTTTCGAAGTTACCTAGGCGGGTCTTGTTTTCAATGTAGGACTGGATCGACTTGCGCTTATCGTAGTCGTCACCCTCTTCGTCATCCGATTCCCAGACTATTGGGCGGTCAGACGGAAATAAGGCAGCCATGTAGTTGCTGTGTAGGTTATCCCGAATTTGACACAGTTTAGGGATGTGAGTGCTGTTCTTCCACGGGTTGACTTCGTTAGAGGTACGTCCAGTAGATGTTGCAAAGATGTACTCGCGAATCTCCTTCATCCGAGCGCGCCAAGCTGTTCGTTTGGTTTCCCAATCGTTGTACGTATTAGAAATCGTGACAGCTAGGTTATCTGGACGAATGATATCGATAATCTCAAGAGGCTTAGCCATTAGAAGCTGACCCCCCCAAATCGACTGTTGTAGATGACATTCCCAATATTCCTTTGTTTCTCTCTCATCCCTGCACCAGATGGTGGGATTGAGATTTCGATAGCAGTTGCAAGTGCGTCCATGCAGTCATCGTGAGGTGGGTGGGTAGAGATTAACTCATCCTCCAGCACTTGACAGTTACCACCCATATAGTGCCACACAGCTTGGTTGTCGTACTTAGGCTCTAGGATCGCCGCCAGACGCTCCTCCTTGGTCCCTTGGTGCCTAGTAGGCTTAACCTCAACAACGCTCAAGGCGAGGCCATTGGGGCGTATATAGGAGTCTTTTAGTTCACGTACGATGGCAGCCTGTGCCGCGGTAACTTCAGCCGCTAGTTTACGAAAGTCCCACTTGTTGTGTAGGTCTAGAATGTGGTCGTAATACTCACTAATTTTATCGGTCTTGAATCGATCAATATCTAGTACGTAAATGTTCCCTTTGGCGTCTACCCCAATAACCACGATGGCCGTGTAGTCGGCCCGCTTTGAATGGCTATAGGCAAAGTCCACCGATGCGAATACGTTAAGACGGTTCCCTTGGTAATACCAGTGATAATTATCGTAGGTGAGAAACTTCTTTTCGTAGTACTGGAACTTTGAACGCTCAACACGCATCTCCCCGGGATCATTGGGGTCGTTGTAGTACTGGGCTCGAAACTGAGTCCGGTCAAGGTACTTACCCCTTTTTTGAGCAAGGATCTTTCGGTCGAACCCAAACCAGACTCCGTCTGATCTTTGCTGGCGAGGCCACAGAAACTCTCCGGTTCCGTCCCCGCGATCTTCAACCTGTCTTTCAAATATCTCGTAGATAGGTTCTGATCCGACAACTTCACCGTGGTTATCGTAGAGTTCTTCATCCATTTGAGCCATGTCGGCGTACAGGTCTTTAGGGTGATATCGTGTACCACACACCCACTCCTCGGCATCAGCGCCTTCGATAGAGCTGAGCAACGAGTATTGTGACTTCACCCGACTACGACCCTCTTCAGTGTAGGCATTCTCGTAGACCACGATATCGTCCAGCACAGCGATATCACAGTGTAGACCAGTGAGGGATGTAGTTAGACCACCAATAAAGACTGTAGGGTCACGTACGGCCTCTTCTTTGCGGAGGGGGTGGTCTACAGAGATTTCAGTGTTAGTCCACTTCTCCCGTTGACCTTCGTTGGTGTTGACCATCTCTGGCCAGTACCTGCGGTAGATAGACGAAGTAAAGATGTCTTTGATAAACTTAAGCTGTTTCTCGGCTAGATTAGCTGTGGCCGAGATATACAGAATGCGTATCCAAGGACGGCGTGTAATTTCCCAAGCAACTCGATAAGCGATCATGCGGGACTTACCGTGATCTCGAGGAAGGAGTACCATCTGATACTTCTTGCGCTTTTGGCGTGTCCACCAATTGCACAACTCGATGTGCACGTGCCCTAGGACTTGCTTAGGGGATATAAGGCGGATGAACGTCTCGAGGGAGGCTTCGGCGGCTTCCCTGACGCGCATTGCATCTGCGCTAATCGCGGGGGTTTCGTTTGCCCGCCGATTTGGTTCGGGGGAAGCTACGGTTTGCGCTGCGGCTTTGGACTTGCCAGTTCGACCGCGAGTTGTTGTTCGCATTGCCGTCTCTGTGGTTAACGTCTTTACCATCACCTACCTTTACTTTACCTTCTCGAATGAGTGTGCGCCTAGCCTTGTTTCGAGCTACGCGCTTACGTACTTGCTCAGGCTTCTTTTGATATTTAGCTTGAGCCCGTTTTTCAGCTTCAGTTGCCCGAGGCATCTAGTGTAATCCTATCCGTTGAGCATCGAGATCAATCTCTTTGACTTTTAGTACATGTTGCTTGACCGCTTGGTCGAGGCTTTCTTTGCTGGGGCGACCCGCTTTGGTTTCTTTGCGGACCCACCCTTCTTCCGCAAGGTACTTGCTCGCGGAGAGGGCACTCGGGCCGATACCATCATCTGCAATCTCCTTAATCTTCCCTAGGGCCGAAGCTCGGTGTTTTTCGTTAATCTCTCGAACGTACGAGTCATAGGCTTCACGGAACCAAGAGCACCCCATAAGCTTTTCAAAGTGTCGCCAACTGTTGAGGTATTGGATGGCCCAGTTGTAGCCTGTAGGGTCTCCGATCTCTACAAAAGTCTTACGGGCGTTGATAAGTCCCGAGTGATCCTCATAAAGGGAGAACTTTACGTCCTCCCCCTTAGGTCCCGGCGCATCTACAAATAAAGATGCTGTTAGCGCTGGATTAGTAGTTTGCATAGTTTCTCCGTTTGGTCACGGTTACATAGTAAGTCCCGGCGGGGCGAGAAGCTGTACCCCCGCTTTCGTTTTGGGCCACAACTGTGACCTCGTTAGAGGCCGTTACACTGGCCGAGAGGGTAATACCGTTTGGCAAAACACCTGAGATCGAGACTGAAGCGTGGTCCCCGAGCCGGGCCCCACTTACACCAATTACATCGGCAGTAAAGGCCCCATCACTTAGGCTGGCGGAACCTACCGTAACCTGACCAAACAGTGTCGGGTTGATAACTGTAGTTGTAGGGAACACAACATCCATAGGGGCTGTAGCGTTACCTTCGAACGAGTTAGTCCCAACTTGAATATACTCGAGTCCGTTTATGGGGGTCCAGTACGTTGGCTCAGTTGCTGGGGGTTTGTTCGTATCTGTTAGTGCCCAATCAGAGCTCGAATTATTAGGTGGGTCACCAATGGTATTGCGTAAGGCAATATACATAAACTCACCATTGATTTTTTGTGGATTAGGTACGTTATTGTTTTCAGAAAATCGTACTTTCTGGCCTGTTGTGTAGTTTGTCCCAGTAGCCCACGAGGGGTGGGTTGCTAAGGCTTTGTAGGTAATACCACCAGACGAAACAACCGCGTTGGCTGCATAGTTTGTCCCCGCGTCCCACGCAGAGATAGCCTGTTCTTGGTACCCATGCGTTTGGCTACCACCACCTGAATCGAAGCATCTATT